AGTTCAGACGTGTGCTCTTCCGATCTAACTGCAGGATATTCCGAGCAGAAAGGAGATTGAAGCATGAATTTGAAGGACTACCAGACAGGCAGAAATGATGGTCTTGCCTTGGCTGCCAAAATCATCAAAGAGGGCGGTGTGGATGCATTGGAAAAAGAAATCCGCCAGAGAGGCGTCTGTGGGGTAAACACAAATCTTACCATGAAAGAACTGGACGAGGCGTTATTACCAGTAAAGCAGAATTGCATTGATATGGTTATGGCGTTATTTCTTGCGGCTCTGCGGGATGAATTCGGCTTCGGAAAAACACGACTTGAAAGAGTGAGAGACCGCTTATCTCTGAAAGCAAACTGTCTTGGCGAATACGTCAAGTGGGCGGATATCGTGAAAACCATCGAGGAGGAAACAGGTGTAAAAGTGGAAATCCGAAACATGGATGAACTGGATTCAATTTGGACAAGTCGGGATGTGAGGTGATAAATTGACTAAAGACATTCTTGTACAGTACGCAGATCTGCAGGAGGAAATAAAAGATATCCGCCGCAGAATTGAAAAAACGCAGGATAGAATTAAAAAGATTCAGCAGGAAGGTACCGTTATTGATTCTGTAACAGGAACAAGACCAGATGGAACATTCGGTCATATCCGAATCGAAGGATTCCCGTTTGCGAATTACGATAGACAACAGACGCAGTTATATTTGTATCTGGCACAAATGACAAACATGGAAGCTGAACTTCTGGAACTGACAAACAGCGTGGAAGAATACATAAATTCCATTGATGACAGCAGGATGCGTAGAATTATCCAGTATCGTATTTTAGATAATCTTCCTTGGTGTGATGTAGCAGAAAAGATTGGTGGAAAGTCCACTGGGGAGAGTTGCAGAAAATATTTTGAAAGATTTTTAGAAAAATGCTGAAATGTCCTGAATGTCCGTTTGAAATGTGCTAACATTGTATTATGGAAATCGAGCGAAAACAGTTTCGTATTCCGATGGACATGGAGGCGCAACTACACCAAACAGAAAGGCACTCGGAAACGGGTGTCCTTTTTCTATTATTTTGAAAGGGGCGGTGATATGCCTAAAAACAACGGCGGAAGACCGCCAAAGTACAAGAGCAAAAAAGAAATTGAAGAAAAGATTGAGAACTATTTCAGGGAGTGCGAAGGCATTCCCTTTTTTGATAGCGACGGAACTCCTATGACAGACAAAAAGGGGCATATACTGTATGATAAGCCTCCCAAGCCGCCAACGGTAACAGGTCTGGCTCTGGCATTAGGCTTTTCCACAAGAAAAAGCCTGCTGGAATATCAGGGAAAACCGGAGTTTGTAAACACGATAACACGGGCGAAAACCCGTATCGAGGAATACGCCGAAATGCGGCTCTTTGACAGGGACGGCGTGAACGGGGCGAAGTTCAGCCTGATAAACAACTTCAAGGGCTGGCGGGATAAGCCGAAGGACGAGACCGAACTGGAAGCCCTGCGGAAACTGGATGCGATACTGGAGGGGATTGACCGTGAAGCTGAGCGATAAACAGAAAGAATACTGGCGGGAGGCTGACCGCCGATGGAACATCAAAAGCGGAGCGACACGAAGCGGCAAGACCTATCTGGACTATTACATCATCCCGAAGCGCATCCGCTCTCTGGCGGGGAAGGATGGGCTTGTGGTCATGCTGGGGAATACGAAGGGCACCCTGCAGCGAAACATCATCACGCCCTTGCAGAATATCTATGGGACTATGCTTGTCTCTGATATTCGTTCAGACAATACGGCGACCCTATTCGGGGAAGAATGCTTCTGTCTGGGTGCGGACAAGGTGAATCAGGTGGACAGAATCCGAGGCAGCAGCATCAAATATTGCTACGGGGATGAAGTTGTGACATGGCACAAGGATGTGTTCGATATGCTGAAATCCCGTTTGGATAAGGATTACAGTCTTTTTGACGGCACCTGCAACCCGGATAACCCCAATCACTGGTTCTACAAATTCATCAAAAGTGATGCGGATATCTATCTGCAGGAATATATGCTGCGGGACAATCCCTTCCTTTCGGAGACTTTCATCCAAAACCTGATGAAGGAATATGCGGGGACGGTGCTGTTTGACCGCTACATCCTCGGCAAGTGGGTCATGGCGGAAGGGCTCATCTATAAGACCTTTGCCGACGACCCAGAGAAATACATGATAGACCGAAAAGACCTGCCAAAGCGGTTCGCCTATATCGGCATCGGTCACGACTTCGGCGGAAATAAATCCAATCATGCCTTTGTGGCAACAGGCATTGGATTTGACAATCATGTGTATAAGCTGCGGGCGAAGAGCGTTCCTGCCACAGGGGTATCCTTTGTGGAGTTGGAAAGAATGTTTGTGGAGTTTGTGGAAAGTATCATTCGGGACTATGGATATCCAGACGGTGTCTATTGCGACAGCGCAGAACAGACCATGATCAACAGCTACCGACAGAACACCAACTATCCCATTTACAACAGCATCAAACGCCCAATCAATGACCGTATCCGCTGTACCCTGCTGCTGATGGGCAGCGGCAGATATCATGTAGTACGGGGGGAATGCGATGACCTGGTAAAGGGATTGCAGGAGGCTCTTTGGGACAGCAAGAGCTTGGAAGATAAGCGTCTGGACGATGGCACAACGGATATTGATATACTGGACGCTGACGAATACAGTTGGGAGTACCACATCAACCGCCTTACAGCGGGAAACTGGTCTCCTTTAGTACGATAGAAAGCAGGTGCATGAATGACACTAAAATCTATATGGGGATTTATCCTGCGGCTGTTTGGCTTAGAGAAAAAGGGCATGGATGAAAAGCAGATGCAGAGCAATGCCCAGTATGCCGACCGGTACGAGGATAGTTCCAAAATCAATTTTACTTCTATTTTCGCCAATAAGCTGACAACACTGGCAGTCAGCGAAAGCACGGCAGATATTGACGGGAACAATGCCAGAGCGGACTTTTTGCAGGACTGCTTAAAAGACCTCTGGGCGAATTGCAAGCGGCTGACTTCCCGCATGCTGGGGACTGGCGGGTGTGCTGCAGTGCCCTATGTGAAGGACGGCGAACTGCACTTCGACCTGATTCCCCAGAGCCGTATCATCATCACATCGAAGAAGGGAGAGCGCATCACGGGGGCAATCCTTCTTGCGGACAGCATGAAACGGGACGGAAAGGTTTATTACCGCCTGACGGATTACAAGGTGGAAGGGGATATGCTCATCATTTCCAACAGGGTCATTGACGAATATGGATCTCCTGCCGTTTTGGAGGAATGGAAGGATTTGGCAGACCACAGCATCAGCGGCGTGGATCGGGTGCTGTTCTCCTTCTTCAAATCACCCATCGACAACAGGCGTTCTTCTGATAAATACGGTGTGCCCATTACATACGGCTGCGATGAACTGATTGCGGAAACATTGGAATGCCTGAAAGAAATCGAAAAGGAATTCAAAAACAAGAAATCCCGCACCTTTGCCGATGAAAGGCTCTTTCGTCCAGACCCGACCACGGGGAAACGCATCCTGCCCGATGATTCCTTTATTGCGGGGAATATGGAGGACAGAGCGGCTATCGAAATCTTTTCCCCTGACATTCGGGACAGCAGCTATTACAACCGCCTCCTGCACCTCTTTGAGCTGATGGAAAAGGCGGTGGGGACAAGTAAAGGCATCCTGACCGCTCCTGAGACCAGAGGGGCAACGGCAACGGAAATCAAGGCAAGTATTTACGATACCTACGCACTGGTGGCGGATATTCGGGCGGTACTGGAAAAGGGCATCGGGGACTATCTCCATGCCTGCGATGTGCTGGCGAATTACTATGGTCTTTCTCCTATGGGGGAATACGAAGTCAAATTCGACTGGTCTTATTTCATGATTGAAAGCAGCGCAGAAAGCTGGGCGCAGCTGAAGGACGCCCAGGCCATGGGTATCAAGAGCAAAGCGGAAGTGCGGGTATGGCTGAATCCCAATGAAACCTTGGAAGAAGCCCAGGAGAAGATCCTGGAAATCCAGAAAAACGAGCCAACGATGACAGACCTTTTGGGGGAATGATAGATGCTATCGGAAGAAAGAATGCAGGAATTGGCGGAGCAGTTTGAGGAACGGTTCAGCCGCGTATGTCTGCGCATCCTGCAGGATATCGGAGAGACATTGAAAAAAACAGGAGACCTGACACCTTCTCAGGCGAAGAAGCTGCAGCAGATGTTCACCTATGGGGCGGATGTGGAGGAAATGACAAAACAGCTTGCCAGAGCCGCAGGAACGAGCATGGAGGATATCCAGAAGCTATACGAACAGGCGGCAAAGGAGGAACAGGACTGGTCGAAGCCCTTCTATGATGCGAAGGGCGTGACGCAGATTCCATTTGCAGAAAATGAACTGCTGCAGAATATCGTAAAAGCGGCGGCTGCTGTGACAAAGGGAGAGCTGCGAAACATGAGCCGCACCACAACGGTTGGCATCAGGACAAAGAACGGTTTTCAGCCCCTTGGGAGCTTCTACAAAAAGACCGTGGATGAAGCCATTTCCGCCGTTGCCACGGGCACTATGGACTACAACAGCACAGTTCGTCAGGCCATCAAGGATATGGGCTCCAGCGGGCTGAGAGTGCAGTATGAGAGCGGCTATACCAGGCGATTGGACAGTGCCATCCGCCAGAATATCATTGACGGTGTCAACTATATTGCCCAGGAGACCGCCAGACAGGCAGGAGAGGAATTCGGTGCCGACGGTGTGGAATTATCCGCCCACAGCCCCTGCGCTCCAGACCATCTGCCCTATCAGGGGAAGCAATACAGCCTAAAAGAATATGACGAGCTGCAGGCAAGCTTGAAGCGCCCGATCGGGGAATGGAACTGCCGACACTTCCCTTATCCCATCCTTCTGGGCATCAGCCGACCTGCCAACAGCAGGGCAGAACTGGCGGAGATGGAAAGGGAATCCAACCGCAAAATCGAGATTGATGGGAAGGAATACACCCGTTACGAATGTACACAGCTGCAAAGGAAGTTGGAAACCAATCTGCGATACGCCAGAGAGGAAAAAGCCATCTATCAGGCGGCGGGACAGGCGGACTTGGTGCGGGAGGCAACGGAGAAAATCCGTATCCTTGGGAATAAATATAAGGAAGTCAGCGAAAAGGCTGGACTGCCAACGCGGGCGGAACGGATGCGTGTGTTGGCTGCAAGGCAACAGAAACAGCATATGGAAATCGAAAGCCATAGAAAAGAGGACTATGACAATATCGAAAAAACCGTTGTGGATGAAAAGATATTCAAAAATGAAAAATGGAAGAATAACTTTACAAAACTAACGGAAAACGAAAAAGTCAATCGTTCCATTCTGAATATTTCGGAGCAAATTCTGAAAGACAGAAGTGGTACATTCTATGAGAGCATGTATTTTATCAATGCCAAAACGTGAAAAATCGAAGGCTTTAACACCGAAGACAATATCCGGCTTGGCGTAGGGCTGAACAACAGTTTGAAAAGCGTCCTTAGAAGGATGGATATAGAAGTGATCGGCGTACATAATCATCCATACAGCGGTATTCCGAGCTTTGGCGATCTGAATGCAATTGCAGGCAGAAGCAACCAGACAATGGGTGTTATCATTTGCCATGATGGTACACTGTTTACATACACAAAGCCACTGGCAGAAATTTCGGAGCAAGATTATAACATTGCATTGACCAGATACAAGAAATTTAGTAATATTACAAGAGAGACTAAAGGTATGAATGATCTGGCTTTTGACTATGGTTTTGAGTTTAGGAGGATAGAATATGAAGAATAAACAACTTTATATCGATGATACTCCGTATGATGCAAACGGACTGCCCGCGGTGCCAGAAATGACCGATGAGGAATACGAAGAACGCAGACGGAAAATCAGAGAAAAAATTAAAAATCAGAAAAAATAAGAACCACTTGAGTGCAAATGCTTAGGTGGTTTTTTATTTGCAGCCTGCAAATAAAAAGTCAATAGTAAATTGATTATTTCAGGCAAAAAGTTTTATGTAGGATTTTGAACATCGAAATAAGACCACCGATATTCGCTGGTCTAAAATAAAGGTAAGTATGAAATGGTTATTTCGGAAGCGAT